GTGGAAGTCAACGTGCCGCACCCGGTAGGCGGGCACTTTCTTCACATGGATGACGTACTCCCGAATGGCCTCGGAAGCCTCGTCAAGGTCCGGGTAGTCGATCCGGTTGAAATCGTCGCAGACCCACTGGAAGATCATCGCCGTGAAGCGGTTGGCGAAGCCCCATTCGACGCACAGTTCCTCACGCTCAACCCGCATTTCCGCCTTGAATTCAGCCGTTGTCATGTAAGCACCCTCAGTGTGTTGTGCCGACAGCGACCACAGTGGCCGTTGCCGACACCAACCAGAGGGCCAAAATCCCCTCCGGGGATTCCGGGCGCACACACACACGAAGACAGCGCACACGCGAGGGCGGGGAAGACAGCGCGGGCCCATGACCGCAAACGCGCAGCCCGTGCAAGGAACCGCGCAAGCAAGGCCAGCCCAGACCGCCGGAAGCCGCCGAAAACCGATCATCACCAAAGTGGTGAAGATGGTGAAGGTCAGCCGAAAAACCCCCCGAAATGGGGGAGGTTGGCCCTCGGTTCCAAGGGGCAACCGGGGTTGCCACGCCATGCCCATGCCCGGGAATGCCCGTGTGGGCCCGTGGCTGCGGTTCTGCGGGGCTGCGGGCGGTCGCGGCTAGGGGCGGGCGGGCGAAGAATCGCGGGCGTGTGCGGGCTCATGCGGGCCCCGTGGGCCCCCCCGCGTGTGAGCGTATATCTGTTAGTTCTGGTGCTGGAGTAAATCGAAAAACCCAAACGGAGTTACGCTGACAGTTTTCTTTCACGTTTTGACGGTCTTCCACGCTTTGCCTGCGTGATTTCCAGCCCCAGAAGCCTCTCGTACTTGCGAAGCGTTACCCGGGAGATGTCAGCCTTTCTGCAAATCTCAGATCGGGTCGCCCTGTTGGCGGCAAGCTCTTGCAGTAACGCCAGCACTTCTTGCCGCCTTGCTGTCGTGTCCCTGATGGCCAGCGGCTCCCCTGTGGTCAGGTGCTTCAGAACCGATTCTTGTGCCTTGATGTATGCGGCGTGAGCTTCCTCTGGCGTATCAAAGGAGCCGAGAGGGATTGCCTTGCCGTTGTGCGTGATGGCGGCATTGAATGTTCTCGACCGCTTGTCGAAGTAACAGCCCTGCGGGTTCCCGTACTTCCGTTGGCTTGGCTGCCCGCTGTTGTTGGCTGCGTTCAGGATTGGTGTTCCGGCCCGCAGGTTGCACACCCGGTTGTCTAGCCGATTGCGGTTTATGTGGTCGATCAGCTTTGGGGCTGGCTCCCCGTACTCAAGCTCCCAGATGATGCGGTGCATGGCTCCTGCGTACATCGTTTTTCCGGTTTCGGGGTTGGGCTTGCTTGCCCCGGCATATCCACTGCGGATGTTCCAGTTCAGCTTGGCCAGAGCTTCCTCATGCTTCGGGTCATATATCGCGCCGATTTCGTGCAGCCTCATTGGTTGTGTCCCCCGTGTGGCAATGTCTACTAACTCAGCCTGAAACTATGTTTTTGGTTCTGAGACTTTGATGAGCGTGAGGGGCCCCAGCTTCTCTTGGGCCAGCTTGACAAAGGAGTGTTCTGAGAGGGGTGCTGGTGGAGCCAGTAGCTTTTCCATCTCAGCCAACCGGCGGGCGCGTTCTTCCGGGGAGACTCCGTTGCTCATGCCCTGAGTATCCGGTGAGTTACGCGGGGGTCCATAGTTACGCCCCAAAGGATTGCCCGCCTCCCTGAGGGTGCTTGTAATCAACGCAGTTCGATTACCCCCGGGAGATACCCAATGCCGCTGCACAGGTCCGCTGCCTATCTCGCTATCAACACTGATGCTGACCGAGAGTCCGGTCGCCGTGGCTATCACGAACGTCGCCGGGTGCTGAAGCAGGACCCTCTTGCCTACAAGGCTTTCAAGGATCAGAAGGCGGCTTACATGAGGCAGTACCGGGCCAACCGCAAGGCCAAGGAAGCGGAGCAAAATCCGCCAGCCGGGACATAAATAGGGCATGGAACCCGCCCGATTCGCCGTTGACCTGACATACGCGATGGTGTGCTACCTCGCTTTTGTCGTGGGTGGCGTTGCGCTCGTAGGTGGGATTGCCGAGCTTGCGTTCCGGTGGAAAGAGTGGCGTGAGCGCAATCAAAAGTAGTTTCGGAGGGCGAGTCTGATGGCAGAGATGATCAGGAAGCTGGTTGGGGCGGCTCCGCACTTCATCTCCGATGATGCTGCCCGCGCTATCCGGCGAACCAATCTGGAGGGTGCCTTTGGCAGCGGGCTTACGCCGCATCCCGCCAACATCCAGAAAGCGGATGCCCACACCATTGCTGACACCCAACAGCACATTCAGGACACGAAGGATTACGGTTCGTGGCCGCTGATGCCGTTTGGGGCCACAACGGATGCCGTGGAGAACACTGGAACTGGCAGGGCGGCGCGTTTGGCAAACGACGTTATCTGGGACGATATTACCCAGAACCACAACTACACGAACAAGCTGAACAACACCCTCACCGGAAGTGCCCCAACGGTGCGGTACAAAGGTTATCTCAGCACTGCCGCAGGGCTGGATAGCCGCGCCCCTGAGGCAATGGGCCACAGCATGGACACGGCAGTCACCCGCACCTCCCCGTGGAGGTTGCTCGACGGGATCACTGGCGACCGGGCCCAGAGCGACCGTGTACTCACCAGAATCAGGGACAGGAACCACCCGGACGGTACGGACGGCATGGGTGACGATGCTGCCGTGTACCACCTAGGCGACCTTGAAAAGGAATGGAAGCGGAAGTGGCTCATGTTCCGAGGGCTAACCCCCGAGAGCTTTGCCAATATGGACGGTGGTCAGGGGTTCGCTTCTGCGATCAACAAGCAGCTTTACCACAATGCTTTCATGGACCCGTACACGGTCGGTCGCGGCATGGACAGGGACGGCTTCAATGTCGGTCAGCATGAAGCAATCCATTCAATCCTTGACGGTGTTAATCCATCCCGTGCGTGGCGGCAGGCTCAAGCTCTTCGCCCAGCCGTAACCGACCGGCAGTGGCAGCTTGGACCCAACTCTGCCTATCTGGGCAGCAACGGAACAGAGTTGAGCAACCTGATGTTTCAACTGAAGCGGCAGACCGAAACAGTCAACCCGGGAATGCGGGACATCGGGCTCAACAGGAACACAGCGGACAACTTCATTGATTACGTCCGGCAGTACGACGCTACGGGTGCTGATCCTATGATCAACCTCCCCGGCCACCGGCAGTTCGACCAGCCCGCCCACGGCTACGACAAGGCAATGGAGAAGCTGCAAGAGATCATTGATGCCGCTGGGAAAGACGGCTTGCATGACATCAAGGACATGAACTTCAAGACTGGTGCCACCAATCCCAGCCTACGAACGGCCCTACTCGCATGACACCTGAAGAAGCACTGCAACACGCTTACGCCCAAGACATTGCCCGGTTGCCCCCGGAGCAACAGCTTCGGTTCAACGCGAACGCTATGGCGGCTGCCCACGCGGCAGGCAAGCAGCACCCGCAGCTTGATGACTTCAAGTATTACCGGCAGGTTGGCCACCCCAGCTACCAGCCGCAGCAAGCAGAGGAGGAGAGCCCAGAGGCTTTCGCGGCAAGGGCGGCGGAGGAGCGGGCCCTTCAGGATCAGATGCTCAGCGGGTATTCGGGGAAGGGCTGGACCCCCGAGCAATCGAAAGCTCTTGGCAGGACCCCGGAGTCCTATGAGTTCTCGCCGGGAGGTCAGTACCTCGACCAGCTTGAGAACCGCAACCGGCTCTATGACTCAATTACCCCGCAGCAAGCCGACAACAGTTGGTTTCCCAGCGCGGCAGCATGGGCTGGCGGCTCATCCAACAGCCTGAATGAGGGTCACGCCAAGAATTACGCACAACAGGTAGGCCGGACTCACGCCTACATCCCGGGTTCCGGCCCCGGCACCATGTTCCCCGGCATCCCAGAGGGTGGTGTTCAGGAGCTATGGAACCCCGAGAACTTCGTTGGCAGCTTCACGACCAAGATGGGTGGAGCGGTTTCGGACGGCATGAGCCATCTGGGGACCGCACTCCTCAGGGGTACAGACCCAACAGCGGCTGCGGGCAATGCGGCAGTTCGCTCACAGGGCTCTGATTTTTTCCGCACCAATCCTGTATTGGCAAATGACAGTGGCTGGAGGGGCAATGACGGTCTGATCCAGAAAGGGCAGGATGCTTGGTACGGCTCCGAGGGGATGAGTGCCGGGGATACCTTCCGGGGTGCAGTCGGAAACCGATTCCTTCCAGAGAACATGAAGGGTCAAGTCCCCTACATCCAGCCCGTGATCAATGCTGGCCTTAGCTTTCTGAACGGCATGGCAGACGGCACCGGGCTTGTGGGCTCCCACAAGGCTATCCCCAATGCAGTGCGGAGTGCTGCGACGGCGACTGCTAAGACCGGAATCCCCGGGGTTGCCAGATTCGCCCAGAGTACAGCCGATGACATCGCCAAAAACCTTGTCGCCAATCCCACTGCGGGCGGCAGGGCTGCCTATCACCTCAAAGACGAGGCGGCGGATGCAACCAACCTTGTTGAGTTAGGGGCTGAATTGGTTGGTGGTGACAACCGCAGTAACAGCCAGTGGGAGGTTGAGCAGAAAAAGCGGGATCAAACCCGTGACCAATCGTTCAAGACACTGGAAAACCTCAACAGCCAGATCGTTCGCCCCCAGACAACTGTAACCAAAATGGGTAACGCAATCGCACCGGCTGGCAATGCTGCCTATGGTGCTGGCAGTTGGTTACGCGGATTAATCTCCAAGTAACTATTGCCCGCCGCCAGACCCTTGACACAATTCGGTGGTCTTACTTCTTAAATGGAGGCCACCATGTCAGAAGACATTGAGCAAGATTCCATTCCAGTTGAGAATGATGTTCCTGTTGCGGAGCCGCAGCCGGAACAATCCCCACAGGCTGAAGTCGCACACTCGCCGTGGGACGGTTTCAAGCAACTGCCTCAGTTCCAAGGGCAGGATGATCGGGCAATAGCGGCAAGCCTGTATCAGTCGATGCAGCGTGAACAAGCTGCTTCCCGGCAGTTACAGCAATACGTTTCGATCATGCCGATTGCTCAGGAGTACCTCTCCAAGCGGCCTGACTTTGAGAAATGGATGGCTGCCCAGCAACAGCAAGCTCAACAGCCCCAGCAGCAGGCCCCCCAGCAAGCTGCCCCTCAGGCCAAGAAGTGGTGGAACCCTCCAGAACTGAAGGATTCCTACAAGCGTTACCTCACCAAGGACGAGAATGGCCGGGATGTAATCCACCCGGACGCTCCGTATGACGCGAAGCTGGCTCTCTCTGAGTGGCAGAACTATCGGGCTGACTTTGCCCAGAAGTTCCTGAGCAATCCCGAGGATGCCCTTGGTCCGATGGTTGCGGATTTGGCTCAAAAACAGGCACAAGAGATTGTTCAGCAACAGCTTGAAGCCCGTGATCGGGAGAGCTTTGTAACCAACTTTGAGAAGGAAAACGCTGACTGGCTGTTCGACAAAACCACAGGTAGCGTTTCACCAGCGGGCTTACTACTCCATAAATATGTTGACGAAGCAATGTCAAAAGGTATTCCGCCCGGTAAGCCCCGGGCTGATTACGCAGTTGAGAAGGTCGAGCTTGAGTTGTTCCGGCAACGGTACGCTCAAGAATCCGCTCCTCCCCAGCCGCAGTATCAGCCCCAGCCGCCGCAAGCGGAGCCAGTGCAGCAGGCCCCAGTGCCCCAAGCACCAGCACCTCAAGACCTTGCCGCCCAGAACATGAACTATCTGCGCCGTGAAGCCAGCCGGAATCCAAGCCGGTCAGCCGGTGCCGCCAACAACGATCCGAGACAGCCGAAGCAGAAACTGACGTTTGAACAAATGTTGGCGGAAAACCTTAATGCCGCCGGTTACATCTGACCAAGGAGAGCCAAATGGCTAATAGCACTGACTGGGCCCGGGTAATTCAGACTACCATCCAGAACTACCTTCGGGAGACTGAACAGACCACGTTCCGTCGCTTCAAGGTCTTCGCCATGCTGGAAGGTTCCGGCAATGTGGTGATGAACAGTGCAGGTCTTAATCTCAACTGGCAGGTCCGTATGCGGAACCAGCCCGTGAGTGGTAACAACGGTGAGACTCCGCGAGTCTTCGCTCGACAGAATCTCTTCTCGACCGCGACCCTCCCGTACCGTGGCTATCAGGTCACGGACTCGATTTTCAAGCGTGAAATGCTCGAAAATCGCGGTCAGGCTGCACTCATCAACGTCGCGGGCGGCATGGCCACCCGACTGGAAGAGTCGATGAGCCAGCACCTCGCAAAGGAAATCTACATCGACGGTAACAAGGCGGGGAACGAACTTCGTTTCCACGGTCTTGAGTCGATGTTCGCCATCGACGGTACGGTCAGCATCGTTGACGGCACGAAGCGGGCTGCCAACGCTGACGATCCCTTCGGCTGGCCTGCGGACAACTACGCTGGTCTGAACACGGGCCTTGGTGCTGTGGCTGGTTCGCAGCTTGAGGGTTCGTGGCCGAACGGTGTCGCGGACCCGGAATATGACCACTGGTCGCCAATCGTGGTGAACTACACCAGCAAGTATTTCAAGGGAAAGAACTCCGCTGGTGCTGACTCCTTCACATGGCAGGATCAGTGCGTTCAGGCTGTGCGCGAGGGCATTCAACAGGCCAAGCGTAATGATACCAAGGAGAGCCAGATCGACATGGTTGTCCTTGATCGGAAGTTGTACATCGACTACATGAACAAGCTCGACTCCAAGGAGCGGGCCCTCATCAGTAGTAACACGGGCCTGAAGCTGTACGGATTTAAGGACGCATTCCAGCAGGACGGTGTGGACATCACGACCGAATACAGTGTACCTCTGAACACTGGGTACGGCCTGTCCATTGCCAACATGGAACTGTACTGCATGGAAGGGAACCTCCTGACAAGCGAGGGACCGTTCTATAATGAGGATACACAGGCGTACAGGTACGTCGTGAGTGTCCTCGGGAACATCAAGCTGAAAAGTCCGCGTAATTTCTTCAAGCTGCAAGCGATTGCCTGATCCCAACCCCTCACCTGAAAGTAGAACTTCATGTCCATCATCAGTGCCGATCCTTGGTTTGGCCGGGGTCAGACTCTCGGTGTTACCGACCCGACTCAGGGTGGTGCCGTCGTTGGATCGTCCAAGGTGTTCATCGACACCGACCCCCGGACGAGCAATGCCGGTTCGTTCCTTAGCAACCGGCTTGTGACCTGCATCGCGGTTCGCAACACCTCGGCTGGTCCGCTCCTCGCGGGCACGGTTGTCAAGTTCAAGAAGAGTGCCATTCTTGAAGAGGTGGACGGTACTGCGGCTGCGGTGGCCGACGCTCCGATTGGTGTGGTTGACGAGTATCTCCCGCCCGCAGGTGTTGCCGTTGGTGACATCTTCTGGCTGGTGGTGATCGGCCCGACTGCCATCATGACCTCGGCTACCTTTGCCCCCGGTGCGCTGGTGGGTATCGGTGCTGGTGGTACTGCGGCGGTCGGTGCGGCTGGTACTTCGATTGGCGTTGCGATCTCGCCTGTTGTGAAGGGCAAGGTTCGGACGCTCGTCAACGTGCAATCTGGTAGTTCGGTGGTGCCGGTGACGAAGGGTGTCGACGAGGAAGCTCCTGCGGCGGAGGACGCTGCCGTCGATCCGGCTGCGGCTCCTTCCACGGCGGTTGAGCCCGTGGTCGAGGTTGCCCCGACCCCGGTTGTCGATCCGGTTGTCACGCCTGAGCCCACTGTCTGACCAACCCAAGAATGGAGTCCCTAGCAATCACCGCTGGGCGGATTGCCATTCTGGTTGGCCTAGTGCTTGCGATCTTCGGCTGGCGGGATGAGCCCAAAGCTCCCCGCCAGCCGAAATCTTTTCAGCCCTACCAACTGAGAACAGAGCCAACTCAAGTCCGGCTTCCTGACCCACCCCCACCCAAACCTAAAACTGTGTCGGTGCTGGTCAAGCCGGACATCCCATTTGTCACTGGCATCTGCCCTCCAGTCAGGAAGCCCATTCCGCAGAAGTGCGAGATTCTGACTGACCTCTACTGCCGCCTTGAGAACCCGCATTACTGGGCTGACCCCACAGAGCCCGGTGATTTGGTGACTTGGGCGCATGAGATGAACCACGGGGTGTCCAACAGACTTCACGCCAGCACGGTCAAACACGGCATTTATGTAGGGAACGGCAAGGGAATCGTCCTCAGACACCCAGAGATCACCATCGAACAGGTAGCCAACTCAGTTCCCAAGGATCAGCGTGGCCCTATCTTCAAGCTCTACATGGTGGAGCAACGCAAAGACTGGAATAAGAGCCCTGCATATCTGTTGGACGAGTGGAATGCCTACATCGTAGGAACGATTGCCCGCCGCCAGTTGGGGTGGGATAAAAGAAAAGAGACAGAAGACTTCGCCAGAGAGATGGAGCGTTACTGTCGGGTGATGCTGGCGGTGGTTCAAAAGCGGGACCCTGAGTACCCGGACCTCCAGCACCTCTCCAACTTCATCGACTGGCAGTCCGACAGATTCGCCTCCCTAACAAAGGAATAAGATGGACTGGGCCACACCACAGAACCTGATCCTGATCGTTGGCGTATTGCTCCTGACGAGCCCGTTTGTAACCAAGACAATCAGCTTGTGGCTGTCCTCGCTCCTGTGGAGGAGAAACCGAGAACAGTCCCGCGAGATTGGAACTGTAATCCAACTCCTAGAACTCAAGAACAGCTTGGAGAGGCAGGGCTGCGATGTTGCGGCCAACGTAACCCGGGACCTTGTGTATGCGGTGATCTACGACTCCAAGCCACCAGAGAGGGATGTAAAGTTCAAGCTCGAAAGTAATCCAAAATGACTCCGCTCAGGGCGGCATTCGGATTGGCTATGGCAGCCTTTGCGTTGCTATGTCTCAATCAAGTTGTTCCATTACTGACCCCAGAGCCCGCAGCTTGCCCGCCTCCCAAGAAGGTAGTTAAGAAGTCGCCGCCAGTCGGTAATCAGTGCGAGATGGAAGTAATCCGGCTCACCAACATAGAGAGAAACAAACACGGTCTTGCCTCGTTGAAACCCGTACCAGAGATGATGAGGTTCGCTCGTAACTGGTCGGCAGTAATGAACGCAGGCAGGATGCACCACAGCAAAGGCCCCTATGGAGAGAATGTCGCAAAGGGTTACTCCAGCCCAGAGGCAACAGTAAGAGCTTGGATGCACTCCCCCGGTCACCGTAGGAACATACTAAGCAGTCGATATACTACAATCGGTGTTGGTCAGGTCGGTGCGTCTTATACCCAAGTCTTCCGTTAGTTCCCTCCCCTCCCTAGGAATTGCTCCCATGAATAAGTTCGTTGTGTTCACCCTTGCCTTCCTCCTTGGCTGTCTTACCTCCGGTGTTGTCAACGCCGGTACGGACTGCCACGGCAAGAAGACCAAGAAGACCGTCGCTGCCCCGGTGGCTGTCGAAGTCGAGCAGGATGTGACCGTGACCCCCAGCGTCAAGGTCAAGGAATCGGTCGAGGTCGATGGTGCCGGTGATGTGACCGTGACCGAAGAGGTGTCGGTGGGCGAAGGCTCCCCGGCTGGCAAGGCTCCCATGAGCCGTCGCGCTGCCCACAAGGCATCAAAGAAGGTTGCCAAGGCCATGCGTGAAGAGGCATCGGCTGGTCGCAAGGCTGCCAAGGCTGCTGCTAAGGCTCAGGAAGCTGCCGGTGCTGCGGCTGCGGAAGGCGTGACTGCCAAGGCTTTCTTCGGTAACTGATCTGAGTGCGTGTTGTGTGGGGCCCGGGGGCGAGTGAGTCACGCCACTCCCCCCGGGCTTTACGCAAGGTTTCACGGGAATCTTCCGAGGGTCAAGGCCATGCTACCGGCGCATGGTCCCCCCGGGGAGCCGGACCCCCTTTCACGGAGAACCCCCATGCCAAACCCATACCAGCAATACTTCAAGCAGGCGAACGATCCCACCCCAGAGGATCGCATTCGCGCCCTGATGAACGAGGCCAACGAGAGGCGGCTTGAGAATCGTGACGGCACCATCAAGAAGATGCCGCTCCTGAAGCCCATGTTTCCGCAGGATCAGGGCCCGCTTCTTGAGCGAGGGCCTTACGTCCCCAAGCCGAATGATGGCCCATACATCCAAGAGATGCAGGCCCCCCCCAAGAAGAACAACAACGGCGGCTACGGCTTTCTCCGACAGGAAACAGACGAGGAGTATGCCCGCCGCAAGGGAAGAGAGAACGGGATCGAATGAGCGACATCATCCGAAAACTCCTCGACTCTCGCCTGCCATCTGATGCGGTGGCTGGGCTGGGGAACTTCCTCACTGGTCAGTCTGTTGGCGACCTGATGGCCAGACAGGACGGTCAGCCCACTGAGGAAGAGAGCCCTCTGGTGAAGCTCCAGAAGATGGCTGCGGGTGTTCGACCTGACCCCAGCGTGTCTTCGCTCCAGCTTGATAGGTGAAGCATGGAAGAAGTAGACATCCCAGACGTTCAGCCTGACGGCCCTATAGCAAGTAGCCGCGCCTGTGAGGCGTGTGGCATCGTCAAGCCGCTCGACCGTCGCAGGTGGCCTCTTGTCCCCGGAACCCAGCACACTCTCCAGCCGATCTGCAAAGCCTGCTACAAGCTGGTCAAGCACCGGCAGAAGATTGAGACAACCTCCCGGCGGGCGGCGGAAGCGTTCATGCAGGCCCCGCTTGTCCGCAAGGGCGGCAGCAACATCCCCCACTCCACTGAGTTGCTGGAGTCGATCTACGGACTCTTTGGTGGTGTCAACGGGCTGGCCAACGAACTGGCCCACACCTACCACTCAGCCCCTCCCGGCGGGCGTATCCGCACCAGCATTCTGGAGACTGTGGTCAGGCTCACGAACAACGTGGCGGATAGCGGGGCAGTCCAGAAGCCGGTGTCGCTCCTCACTGACGATGAGTTGGAGCAGAGGCTTGCCCAGAAGATTGCGTTGGCTGCGGAGTCCCAGAAGAATCTGGACTACCTGAACCAGTCCACTGAGGTGGAAATCCCGGCTGGGATGATTCAGGCCAACCAGATTCCTGTGGCCGAGATAGAGCAGGCCATGAACATGAGCCGCCTTGTGGAGGTCCCACATGGCGAACCCTCTTGATAATGTCTCGCAGCACTCCAGACAGGAGATGCTCGACCTACAGAGGGAGTTGGCATCCCGCCAGCTTGAGTCTGTCAGGCTCTATCGACCCAATGCCAACCAGCAACCCTTCCATGACTGCATGGCTTCAGAGCGTGTTGTGCTGGGGGGAAATCGGAGCGGCAAGACTACGGCTGCCATGCTGGAGTTCGCGTGGGCTGTAACCGGGACGCACCCCATTGAAGGGAAGTACCCGAAGGAAAACGGCACAGCGGTGGTTGTGGGGGCCGACTGGCGGCACATCGGGATGGTGTGCGTGAGGGGCTTATTCAAGGCAGGGGCATTTAAGATCATTCAGGATGCCCATACTAAAGAGTGGCGGGCGTATGACCCGGTTGCGGACAAGGCCCGGGAGTCCGAGGCCAAGCCCTCCCCGCCCCTGATTCCGCCCCGGATGATCAAGAACATTAGCTGGGTTCTGAAGTCCGCAGGGTATATGCAGTCCTGCGAGTTGACCAACGGATGGCAAATCTACTTCTTCTCGTCTGAGGGTGATCCTCCACAGGGCTACCGTGCCCATCTTGCTTGGATTGACGAGGACTTGGCTTCCGAAAGCACTTGGCTGGCTGAGTTACAAGCTCGTCTTGCTGACTACAAAGGGCGGCTGGTGTGGTCGGCAACCCCGCACTCCAAGAATGACGCGCTCTTTGGCCTGTGCGAACGGGCTGACAAGGCGGCAGAGGAAGGGCATGACAACCCCAAGAAGTTCGTCCTGCGGTTCCTCGACAACGAACACATCTCCAAGGAAGCCCGTGCCCTAGCTGTGGAACAGTGGGCCGCACAGGGCGAGGAAGTCCTGAGGATGAGAGCGGAGGGTGAGTTCACCTTCGACTCCGTTCTCATGTACGGCAGTTTCAACATGGGAGTCCACGGCTTTTCCCGTAACGAACTGCCTGACGGCCAGATTCCCGCAGACTGGTGCAGGTATGCGGCCATCGACCCGGGCCATGCCATCTGTGCGGTGATGTTCGCGGCCATCCCACCGTCCGGGGACTTCGTTCTCCTCTATGACGAACTGTACATCCCCAACTGTTCCGCCGTGGTCTTTGCCGAGAAGTTCGCAAACAAGCTGGCAGGGCAGCCCCAGCATTACGCCTTTTTGATTGACTCCCACGGTGCGCGTTTAACGGATATAGGCGGCGGCAGGTCCCCCGGCCAGCAGTATTCGGAGCAGTTGGAGATGCTAGGCATCCGCTCAAAGGCCACCGGCTCGTCCTTCATGCACGGGTCAGATGACATTATGGCTGGAATTGAGAGTGTGCGTAACGCCATGCACATCCGGGCTAATGGAACCACCAAGTTGCGAGTGCTGGAGGGAGCATTGCCCAATTTCCAGAGAGAAATTAAGCGTTACAAAAGGCAGTCCACAGTCGTTGGCGGGCAAAGCATCGTTCTTGATAAGCCCCATCCGCGTTCGGTTTCCCACCTCATGGACTGCCTTCGCTACCTGATGGCTGCGGACATTCGCTACCACAAACCAGAAGAGAAGCGTGAATCTGCTTGGTGGGAGGGGTGGATAGCAAAACGGCGGCGAGAGCGAGGGGAGGAAAGCAACGTGGTGTACCTCGCCCCCTCTTCCTACACATCGCAAACCTACGTCGCGTAACACAGTCTGTCGGAGACAGACATGACCCTCTGGTTGTCAGAGCGGAACCGCTGTGGTAACGCTGAGAGGAGGAGGGTTACCGATGACCAAAGAAGAGTTTGACGCTGCGGTGAAGGCTTTGCGGGGGAAGGTTGCGCCGAAGAAAGCCAACAAAAAGAAAGCAGATTCCACGCCGGAAGAGTGGGCTGCGAACGCTGACTACATGATTAAGTGGCAGTCTGAAAACCGCGACAAGACCAGAGAGTATGTCCGTAGGTGGAGTGCTGCAAATCCAGAGCGGATCAAGGAGCTTGGGCAGCAGTGGCGAAAAGCCAATCCGGGGCTTAGCACCAAGTGGAAACGCGCCAACGCCGATAAGTCCCGCGATTACGCTCGAAACTATCAGGCGACCCGGAAAAACAATGACCCTACCTTCAAGTTGCTGGCTATCCTCCGCGACCGGCTAAACGTTGCCATCAGGCGCAACGCCAAGAAAGGTTCTGCCGTCCGCGACCTTGGGTGTTCTGTTGACGAACTCTGGGCACACCTTGAATCCAAGTTCCAGCCCGGGATGACCCGCGAGAACATGGGTAAGGCATGGGAAATTGATCATATCTTTCCGTTGTCCAAGGCCAATCTAAAAGAAAGTCGAGTGGAGTTTCTGGCTGCCAACAACTGGCGGAACCTCCAACCTTTGACACCAAAACAGAATCGGGAGAAGGGCGGCACTGTAACTCCAGAAGCTCAAGCTCTGTTTGACCAACTGAAGGCTGAGTTCGCCGGAACGTAACTATTGCCCGCCTACAGGGTGTCGATACGCTTACGCCAAGTAAGTTCATTTCCCATGGGAGGCAAAACCATGTATGCGATGCCCGAGATTGAAGTTGGTGATTTGTGTTTCTGGCATGACGATCCCCTTAATTCGTCCCCGCCCAGCCTAGGCTGGTGTATCCAACGAGGTAGGGAAACTATCTCTGTGTTGGTGTTCACAGACACAAGCGGGTTCGTTGAGAAAAAGAGCGTTCGGTTCAAGGATGACCCGTTCTGGAAAACCAGTGAGATGGCTGGCAACTGGAGCCAGTGGGGGTGTTGGGCTCCGCATCCGCACACCGAAACCCTCAAGGAAATCCGTAGTTTCTTGACAAAGCTCAAGATGGCCGAGGCCCGCACCCCGGTGGAGGAGCCTGTTCGCCGTGGCCCCGGTCGCCCGCCCAAGGTGGAAGTGGAGGTGGCCGAATGAGTCGCCTTCTTACGGCTTTCACGATGTGTTTGATCTTGACGGGGGTGGCTCACGCAAAGCCCCGTCGCCAGTACCAGCAAGGTCAGCCGGTCCAGAACATGGTCAGGGCGGCTACCAACACCGCTCAGGGTGTGGCTGAAGC